TAACAGTTCGTATTCAAACGGCAAGTAAGAAAGCAACTGATGAATTAAACCAGAAAATCAACAATATTCAAAGTGTTGTTGAGGAAATAACGGAGATAGGCAAGAGAAATAATAATGATATCGGAGCATTAAACAACGATATCAGCAATTTAAAACATGAATTCAGCGACTTAAACAAAGATATCAAGAATCTAAAATCAGATGTAAAACAGCTGAAAAAAGATGTGGGGTTTGTTGGCGGAGGGATTTTAGAAACTGAACGATATCGTTTAGAAGTTGACTTAACTGCCATTATCAAACGTGGATACAGAACAAGTGATGATACTAGACGTATTACTGCACTTTTCAAATCCTATCAGAATTTAGGTGGCAATGGCTATATTGAAGACTTATTTAACCAATTTATGAAATTACCATTGAAGGAGAAGTGAAATTATGAATGAAGTAACACAAGTTTTTATTCAAGGAGTATCTAGTATTTTAGTCGTATTAATCGGATTAGCTTTCAAAGAACTGAAAAAGTTCCTTGAAACTAAAGCTGAACATATTAAAGCAAAGACAGACTTAAAACAATACGAATTGATGAAGAGTATTGCTGCAACAGTAGTACAAGCAGTAGAGCAAGTGTATAAAGATGTTGCTGATGCAAGTCAAGAAAAACTAGCAGAAGCAGATAAACGATTAACAAAAGAATTAGAAGCGAACGGAATTCATGTAGATGAAAATACTAAACGTTTACTAATCGAATCTGTAGTTAACGGAATGAACGATTTAAAAACAATCAATTTTTAGAACACGAAAAGGATAGGCTTATGCTTATCCTTTTTTATTTGTATTAGGAGGCATTATGAAGAAAATTATTAAACGTAAATTACATATCTCAACATATTCGAGAGACTTCATTGATTATATCAATCATGAATTCTACTCTCACGATAAGCATAATGCATTTTTTGAATTCACAATGGAGCAGTTGCCTACTGGCAATGTAGTAGCGCTATTTTATTTCCAAAAAACGAAACGATACGCAGAAATCAAAGGTGTAGTGGAAGATAACAAAGTTACGATTGAGTTCGATACTAGTTTAATTACTACTAATGAAACAGTTTGTGGATATATCTATTTCGAGAAAGTGGAGCAATCTGCAGATGTTTGCCGTTTCTGCTTTAATGTAAAAGTTTCTGAAATTGACAAATTAAAGAATGTTCCAATTGTAGAAAAAGATACTAGACGATTGGTCCCAGTAAGCGAAATCGTCACTAAAACAGAATTACAAGAGTTATTTAAGACGATTGAACAAAATGGTGTTACTTATAATGATACTGAAATCCGTAGTTCTATTAGCTCAATCGAAGAAAGAGTTCAAACTCTAGAAACAAAGCCAGATAATAATACGGTATATGACGACAGCGAGTTAAGCAGACGGGTGTCAGCTTTAGAAACGAAAGAGGATAAAGATACCGTTTATAATGATGAAGAAATCAAACGTAGATTATCTAACTTAGAAGGTAAAACAGACAACTTCATATCAGGGGTATCTGTTAACAAAGAAGGCAACAACGTCACTTTAACTTACAATTATGTAGACGGACAAGCTAAGAACGTTTCATTCACTGATTCAGATACAATCAATATTGCTTACGACGATAGTGCATTAAAAACACGTTTGAATGATTTAGAAAATCGTCCACAGATAGATGTTTCAGAGTTTGCTAAGAAGACTGACATTCCACAAGCTTATAACGATAGTGAGTTAAGCAGACGAGTGTCAGCTTTAGAAACGAAAGAGGATAAAGATACCGTTTATAATGATGAAGAAATTAAACGTAGATTATCTAATTTAGAAGGTAAAACAGATAATTTTATTTCTGGAGTGTCCGTTAACAAAGAAGGAAACAACGTTACGTTAACGTACAATTATGTTGACGGTCAAACTAAAAATGTTTCATTCACAGATTCAGATACAATTAATATTGCTTACGATGATAGTGCATTAAAAACACGTTTGACTAATTTAGAAAATCGTCCTCAGATAGATGTTTCTGAATTTGCTAAGAAATCTGAGGTGCCTACTGCTGAATCCGTTATGGATTTAACTCAAAAATTCGGAGAACATGATAATAAAATACAAATCTTAGAAGCTAAAGTTGGATATGAAATTCATGGAACTGGTATGCCAAACGGTGTAGTAGAAGCACCTATTGGTACGACTTATATTGATACAGCTAAAACTAATGGAGCTTTAAAATGGATTAAGACTACTGATGGTGGGAATACCGACTGGAAAGTTGTTGAAGGCGACACTGGTTGGGTGTTAGGTTGGCAGGAGGATAAGGGTGAAAATAAAAACAGAATGTATTTTAGACGTATAAATAATGTTGTACATGTTAAGTTTGAACCTAAAATTAGTAATAATGTGAATGCTCATGAATATAATTTAATATTAGATACGGGTGGTAGTGATATATTCGGTAAATTATCTATTCAAGGTTTCCAGTCTGTTGATAATATAGTTCAGACTATATTTAAAAGAACTATTGATATTCCTGGGGATACATATAGTGCGGAAAATTCAGAAGCTTCACAAGGGTGTGGTGCTGTGTGTCTTCACTACGTATATAATAATGATTCAAAAAGGGAATTAGAGTTGCATATTGTAACTAGTCAGTTCAGTTCAGACGAAAATCACGTAAACCCGTTCTCGTATTTAACAGAAGATGAGTGGCCTACGACATTACCAACGTTACAGAACTAGATTAGAACGCTAATCAACAAAGAGGCAGATACGCATACGGTGCGACTGCCTCTTATTATTATAAGGAGGAAATCAAATGGTAAATATTATTAATCAAAACATTTTTAATGGAATTGCTGGAGCTAGACCAAGTTACGCTCCAAAATATTTCATTATGCATAACGATGCGGGAAGTATGTCCGCAGAAAGTTACATTGATTGGTTACAGCAACGATATGACAATGGAGAATCAGAACGAGGTTTTGCTCATTACTACATCGACAGAAATAGTATAGCTAGAGTAGAAGAGACTTTTAATGGAACGTGGAGCTGCGCTAACTATAACGCAAACATGAACTCGTTGGGATATGAAGTTTGTCAACAATTTAGTACAAGTGATGAAGAATTCATCGAAAATGAAAACATGGTTCTTATGCAAATGGCGGAAGATATGCTTTATTATGGAGTTACACCAAATTATGATAATATTAAGTTCCATAATGAATTCAGTTCTACTTCTTGTCCAGCTAGATCATTACAATTGCATGGTGGCGATAATGATAGTTTAAGAAACTATGTAATTGAGAAGATTACTTACTATCAATCTCTAGGCAGTACAGTACAAGAAATGATTGATAACGATACTACTGCATTAGAAGAACGTTGGATTGAAACTGTTAGCGGTTGGAGATATCAAACATCCAGCGGTATTCTTTTTAACTCATGGAAAGAAATCGAAGGGAAATGGTATCGTTTTGACGAGTCAGGATACATGATGGCTGGAGAATGGTTCTATGGTGCTGACAAATGGTATTGGCTTCACGGTGATGGAGCAATGGCAACTGGTTGGCAATTCATCAATAATAAATGGTACTACTTCAATGCTGACGGTGGAATGTATGAAGGCTTCATTAAATACGAAGATAAAGTATACTATCTAGCGCCTAATGATGGCAGCATGATTAGTCGTGAGTGTCGTCAAATTGAAGGAGAATGGTACTACTTCAACGAGAACGGTGAACGACTTGAGAAAGCTAACATCGTTGTTGACGAAGAAGGCAAAATTCAATTTTAATTAAATAAAAGAATGTGAACATACGAAAAAGCACTTTTAAAAGATTTGGAAAATTGTGGGCAAATTGTGGGCAAAGTAGCTTAAAACGTTGACATAGCAACTATTTATAAACTGGCCGCCGGTATTTTTAGTACAAATTAGAATCTAAAAGTACTTTAGTAAAATAGCTAGAAATGTTGATTTAATAACATTTCTAGCTATTTTTGTTTTTTTGAGAAACTCATAAAATATGATAAAAAAATAAAAATTTTGTGGCAATTTGTGGGCAAATAATTGGTAAAATTTTACTACAAAGTTTGTGAATTGAGTGAACAGATGATATTTGATAGTGTATCATTTTCTGATTGTTCCAATTCATCAATGATATGAGAATAAGTATTTAACGTTGTATAAATATCTGCATGTCCAGCCCTTCTTGATACATATTTGATATTTACTTTCTTGTAGAGTAGTAGAGAGATGTGAGAGTGTCTCAAGTGGTGATGAGTGATAGGAGTTATTCCTAACTCTTCAGAATAGTGTTTCAATCTCTTGTTAACGGCAGTATTGCTAATTGGTTGCCCATAGCTATTAATAAATATTAATTTATGCTTGTGTATGATCCTGTTGGATAATTGATACTTAACTAACTGCTTAATGACCTTTCTTGTCAATTCATCTACTATAATCGTTCGATTAGATGCCTCATTTTTTGTTGGCGAAAACTCAAAGTTTATCTGATAATCCCACGTTCGATTAATAACCATCTTACTAAAATTCTCTTTGAACGAATCTGTTCCTAATCCTATCAACTCACCAAAACGTAAACCACAAGTTAACGATACTAAAATAGCGTAATCTGAAATTACATAACTATCACCACGATTGATATTTTCCAGAACAGCCTCTAATAATATTTTTTGTTCTGCCTCGTTTAAGTACTTAACACGTTCTTTCTTTTTGTGAGTGTCATTACCTTTTACAATTACATCTTCAGCAGGACTATATCTTATATAACCTTTCTTTACAGCACGTTTTAACGCTTGTTTAAAATGGGTATGTGCTTTCTCAACTGTTTCTTTTGCTCTAGTGCTACCATAATCATTCAAGAATTTTTGATACACTTCTTCTGTAATATCTTTAATTCTTAATTTCTTGAAATATTCATGAGCCACTTTAATTGAAATTCTGTAGTTCTTTTGTGTTTTAGGTGCTAGATTAGCTTCTTTATACAAGTAATACCATTGTTCAAAATAGTCAGCAAAAACTCTTAACCCACCATCAATTGAACCACCTTGTATTAATTCAGTTTCACGAACAGAGGCAGCTAGTTGTGCCTCCTTCTTTGTTCTGAATCCTGATTGCATTACTTCTTTAAAAGTACCATCAATCTGTTTAGCTCTAAAGCGATATTCCCAGAAATCGCCACGTTTTCTAAATGAAGCCATTGTTATTCCTCCTTTACACAGAACGTATGTTCGTTTTAATTTCCAGAAAAAGCCCTAATGGGCTTTTGTTTTATATTTTTTATTCAATCATTTGTTTGTAATCGATTATGTACATTATTTCTTTAAACCTTTGTATTCAATAGTTATTTCTGCTCTATATTTTTCATTGTAATAATACAATCTTAGGCTAACTAATGGTTTAATCATCTTTCTAACAGTAAGCGCATCGTGAGCAGGAATATAACCAATTTTTAAATTGTAAGCATACACAGATACTGCATAACTATCATGCGGATTATCATTTTCAAATACAATACGAACAATATTATCCCCTGAAATTATAGTATTATTTTTTCCACCTGATTTTTTATAAGCATATTCTAATTCTAATTGTGAATAATCAAAACTTGCTAATTGTTCTATATACATTTCAGTTTTAGGCTTTAACCAATCAAACATAATACAACTCCTTTTAATAGTACTTTCTCATTTCTTCTTTTATTCCAAACGTTGCTTTCAACGTATCAAACGTTTCTGGGAGATCTTCATACTTTTCCTGATAGAAGAGTAGCATCAATTCCGTAGCAAACCTATCTGCTTCATTTTCTAGTTTCCCTTTGCCTCCATAGCATAACGAATAATACCCTAATAAATCTGGATGGTCTAATGCATGCTTCAATTCATGAGCCATCACTAAATAATTGGTAGGTGTTTCTTTAATAGAGTCATTAAGCAGAATAATAGGTTTCTCATTATATACCACGATTTGCCCTTTTAAATTTTCCGGGAAATTAACGTATTGATATGGAATATTCAAATTTTCTGCTAAGGTAAACGGATTAGCCGTTTGATATGTTTCTACTAAAGTTTTTACATCCAAATGGATTCCTCCTTATTTTTTGTTTTTTAGTTGTTTCCATAAAACTCCACGTATAATTGCACTGACTTGTTCTTTCTCGTCTTCTGTCAACTCAATTCCATCATAAGCAACTACAGTACTATTTAAATGTAATGCACGTTCAATATCTAGCACATCCTGTTCAGTTGCCCAGTTTGGAGTATCAACACGACCTAAAAGATAGTCTGTAGTAACTGAAAAATAATCAGCTACTTTTTGTAGTCTTTCACTAGATGGAGATTGTTTATCCCACTTTGAGATGCTACCTTGACTAAAATCTAATTTTCTTTCTAATTCTGCAATAGTTATCTTTTTTTCTTCAACTAATCCTTTTACTTTAGCTAAAAGAGACACTTTTATCCAACTCCTTTTAAGCTTACTAAAAAAATAATTGAAAAAAATCAATTTTAAATGTTGACGAATTGACAATAATCAATTATACTAATCCTGTAAGCTAATTTTAAACAATAAAACAAATGAAAAGCAGATTAAAAACTGTCCGCCAAGACTGATGTAAAGCTATTCTTTTGCTTTGCTTATTTTGTACGCTTACATAATAGAATAAAATCAATTATTTGTCAATAGCGATTGACAATAATAATTGAAAAAAATCAATCGAAAGGAGTGATTTGATGACCGAAAATCAAAAAGAGTTAAAAAAAGAAATTCTTAAGGCGTTGATTGACAAAGAGTGGTCTGCCACTGATTTGGCAAATGCAATGGGAATTTCAAGAGTCTACATGAATGATTTAATCAATGGTAGACGAATTTCTGTAGCACGTATGGAGCAGATTAAAAAAATCTTGGGGCTTTCATAGAAAGGAGCCACATTGCTAAAAAGATTACGGAAAGAATTGAAGCTAAAAGGAGGCAAGAGCATGGAACCTAATAAAAAAGAGCAGTCGAAAAACAACCGCTCATTTGTTATAGGAAAATCTAGCATAGCGATTACTAAAAAATACATAAAGATTAAAACACCAAAACTTGTAATAGTGCAATAAAAATAAATAAAGGAGGTAATTTCATGCAAGCAACATTAACGATCTCTTCTTTCAATCACATCATCGTTGATGAATCAACTGGAGAACGTTGGAAGATGATTCCAGAAGAAGAATTTAAAGATTTGAACAGATTAAGAGAATTAGGCAACACAGGAAATATGAAGTGGTTTTTGTCTAAAGTAGACATGACAGAAAACACTGCTAAAGAAAAAATCTTGTATCCGTTCAGGCAGGAATTAGAACGTATGGTGTTTTTTCCAGAGAAGAAAGGTCAACCTTGGAAGTTTAAGAAAACAGCAATTTCTGAATGGTTGGAAGAAAACTGGGAGAAATATAAGTAGGAGGTGGAATATGGAAAAAGTTAAAAGCTTTGCGATTTTGATTTTAGCGGTATCACTGATTTCATCGTACTTCATGATTGCGAGCTTGTTGGCCAACAATGAGAAATTACAAAACAAAGTGAACGATCTTGAGAGTGTGATACGAGTACATGAGATTATCAATAGAACTGGAAAGAATGGAGGTTGAGAATATGGATAAATTTCAAGAACGGTTTTTATTCATCTTGTCGATCTTAACAATATTATTTTCTTTTGTACTAATTGGTTTCGGAGTGTTTTTATCCACTAATAAAGACCAAAGTGGTGCAGCTGTGATTTCAGGACTATTTTTATTTATTGTATCAATTATTTTTATAACATTTTTTAAAAATAATGGAGGTTGAGAATATGGATATTTCAAAAGATGAGCTTTATCAAATCGTCAAAGAATCAGTTGAAAAGAAAACGGAAGGTATTGCTATCATTATCGGTTTTATTACGCTTGTAGCGATTACCTCACTATTCGCAGGAATTATTCAATTAAATATGCGGCTTACTATTGGTTCAACTTTAGCAATTCTATTAGCTGGACAATTAAGCAAATATTTTAACAAAAGTAAAGAGAAATTAATTAGAAAGATGGTGGAAGAATATGACGAGACAAGAATATAGACGAGCGAAGCGAAACAATTTTAATAAGTGGTTTTTAATTAGATTCGCACAGATTTTTGCTTATTTTACAGCGTTTGTAGTAATAGACTTGTTATGGATTTGCATCTTGATTGGCGCTTCTAATCAGCATTATGAAAAACTTCAATTAATTCAAACAAATCAATACGTAGGTGAAAGATAATGAATTACGAAACATTGAAAAATAGTATTAATAAATCATTGGAGAATTACGATAAAACAAGAGATGAAGAACATTTGGAGGATATCATAAGAACGTTAAATGCTTATGGATACCCATTGAAAAGGAGTGTTGTACATGAAAGTGTTGTGTCAGATGAATATTTTCGATGAAAATTTGGACGATTTGATAGATGATAATGGAAATACTATAGGGACTATCAAAAACACGGAGAGTGGTGTTTTTTTGGAAATTAAGAGAGTTCTAAGAAAAGTCATGAGGTTCGAATCACGCATAGAGGCTTTAGAAATGGCTAATGAATTATTGGAATAAAAAAAGACGGTTTAAAAAACCGCCTGAATCGTACTTAAATTATAACAAAATATAGGGGAGATTACAATGACGAAGTTACAATACGAAAAAGAATTCATTAGATTATCAATCCCACTAATTAAAACACTAGGACTGAAAGAAACATATTTTTTAGCAATGTTAAATCATCAACTACATCTACACGGCAACGTTATTAACAAACATCTTCGTATTGTAGTAACTTTCGATGAATTAGCAGAGTTAACTGGATTTAGCAACAACACAGTAAAACGGTGGGTAAAAAAATTACAAGCAGAAAATATTATTTTTGTAGACAAACAAGAATCGTATTTCGATAACAAAAATCGTTATACTATCAATCATGACAAGATAAGTAAAATCATTCATGATTATTACGAACAAAATATCAGAGGTGAATATTATGGTTTCCACATCGATTAAATTACTAGATGAATCACCTTTATTAATTTTACCGTCGTTAGCTACAGAGATTGGTTTAAACGAAGCTGTAATGCTTCAACAAATGCATTATTGGCTTTTAAAATCTAATAAATATTTTGATGGAAAAGCATGGTTTTATAAAACATTGGAAGAATGGGAACAAGAATTCCCTTTTTGGTCACAGTCAACTATTAGACGAGTTATTGGAAGTTTAAAAAAAATGAACTTAATTCTTGTTGGAAATTTCAATCAGAAGAAGTTCGACAAAACAAAATGGTACACCATAAATTATGAACGGGTGAACAGTCCATGTGTTCAAAATGAACAGACGTACTGTTCAGATTGGACAGAAGCATGTGTTCAAAATGAACAGACCTATACCAGAGAATACACAGAGAATACTACAGAGAATAATATAAATAATTCTACTGACTGTTCAACCGATAGAAAAAACACAGAAAAAATTCCTAAAGAGCATATTCAAGTTATTGACTACTTGAATGAAAAAGTTGGTACTAAATTTAAACCTACCAACAAGCTAACAAAGAAACATTTAACGAGATTGTTCAAAGAAGGTTATACACTTGAAGAAATAATTAAGACAATAGACTTCAACTGTAAACGTTGGAACAATCCAGAGTTTAGAGGAAACTTAAATCCTAATACATTATTTAGACTTGAAAAGTTTGAGCTATATATAAACATGCTTCCACAAAAGCCTGTAACTCAAACAAAAAAAGAAAGTCAGACTTTTGAAGAATTTGCGAGAAAAACTTACGGAGAGAATTGGAGATCAATTGTAGATGAATCAACTTGAGATGAATAGACAACAGGATCTTGAAGAAATGATTATGACAATCGCACTTCATGATTTTGACAATATCAACAAAGTTTTTATCAAGCCTGAATGGTTTGATAATAGACTGTTTCAAATCATCGTGAATAAGCTGCAAGATACGAGTGTTAAGATTGATGGATTGATGGACTTATACGCTAGAACTCAAGCTGAAATCAAAGATATGACATTTACTTATAATGATTTACTGAACCTTGAGGCAAAGTACTCGACAGCAGAAAATTTATCGTATTTGTCTAAAGAATTGCATCGTAACAGTTTAAGAAAAACATTGAATGAGTTGAAACAAGAGCACAATTTCTTTCCAACTGTAGAATTAGAGCAGACAATGTTCGATATTCTAGCAGAGATGAATAAGATTGGAGCTAGTAGAGAAGAAGGTAATCTGAAAGAGGCTTTTGATTTGTTTGAGTATCGATTGGAAAACGATGTTCCTCAAGGAATTAAAACATTTTCTCAAATGGACAGTGCATTGGGTGGAGGAATTCAAGCAGGTATGTTGATTACGATAGGTGCTAGACCAGCGGTAGGAAAGTCGGCTTTTGCGATTAACCTTATTCAAAAATGTTTGGAAAGAAACAAAGGTATGAGAGTTGATTTATTCAGTCTTGAAATGCCTAAACGTGAGATTTTAGCAAGGTTTTTATCACTGAATACTAAAATTCAGTCATACTACTTCAAGAACATGAATAAGATGTTGACTCCGGTTGAGAAAGAGACTGTAAGAAATGCTATTGAGTATTATCGTCAAGAAGATATTCAAGTGTATGACAAAGTTTCTGATATTAATCGAATTTTAGCAATTATCAAAGAACGTGCATCAACTGCAAAAGAGAATGGATATATTGCTGTGATTGACTATGTTGGTTTGATTAAAGTTGCAAACTCGAAGAAAGATAGACGATTGCAGATTGAAGAGATTACGAGGGAGTTGAAAGTACTAGCAAACGAGTATCAAATTCCGATTATCATACTTTCACAATTATCTCGTGGTGTTGAGAGTAGACAAGACAAGTCGCCTCAATTGTCTGACTTGAGGGAATCAGGATCTATAGAACAAGACTCGAATGTAGTAGGATTTTTAACAAATGTTGAAACCGAAGAGAATAACGATGGCTATCAACGAATTGAATTCCAGATACGTAAAAATCGTGATGGTGAGTTGATGGACTTGAAATTCAAATTTTTCAAGAACCGAATGTTTTTTCAGGAGGTTTTTGAATGAATGCTAGAGATTATTTGAAGATTATGCAAAGAGAGCGACTAGAAGAAAGTCAAGCAGTTATGCTGCCTCTTGATGAAGCAAAGAAAATTCAAAAGCAGATTAAGTCACTTCAAGTATATCTCGACAGATCGATTAAAGAAGGCAGCACGATACTGCTGGACTACATGCAGAAACTAGAAGCTGACAAAGATTTTTATATCAATTATGCTTTGGAAATAGCTAGATGTGAACGACAACTTGGTTTCAAAGTATTAGAGACTGGAGATGCTGGAATTCTAGCGTTATATGCTGCAAAAAGCAAAGATCCAGAAGGAACATTGTTTTACCAGAACTGGATTAATTTTGTTCAAGCTATAAGAGAATTAAAATTCGAAACCGAAAGGAGAAATAATGAATACAGTAGCAGAGATTGGAAGACTAACTAAAGATGTAGAGTTGAAAAAAACAACTGGAGGGAAAACATACGGACGATTTACATTAGCAGTAAATAGACGATACAAGAATAGCAACGGAACTTACGATGCAGATTATTTTAATTGTGTTGTATGGGGATTGACTGCAGAGAATCTAGCGAAATTTACAAAAAAAGGTTCGTTGATTGGAGTTTCAGGAATGCTTCAAAGTCGTAGTTATGAGAAGGACGGACAGAGAGTTTATGTAACTGAAATTCTTGTTGAAAGTTTTGATTTGTTAGAGAAGAAGGATAAAGGTTCTGAAGTTGTTCCAGTGTTTGAAGCTGTGGATATTTTCGATGAAGATTTGCCATTTTAGGAGGATAAAAAGATGAAATTTATTAAATTAACAGATGTTGAGGACTGTACAGAATTTTTTGTAAATATTGAATCAATTTGTGCAATTTATACAAGTTGCTTTGGAGGCAAAATAGTTGAATTAAAGAGTGGTGGATACCATCGTGTTTTAGAGGAACCACAGGAAATAATGAAAATGATTGACAATGCATTGCATGAAAGCAATAAGAAATAACAGGAGGAATCATGTACGTAATTGTTAGAAATGGATTGTTTTATAGCAGAACAAAAGTTTACAAAATGATGGATATTAGAGAGCATCAAAAAACAGTGTTTGTGTACGATAGATTTTTAAAAAATGCTGAATGGTTTGAGTCAAAACGTGAAGCTAATAAAGTTTGTCAGAGTGTAAACGGTCAGAAAGTGATGTATCTTTACGAAGCAGTTCGACAACATGTTTCAAATTTAAAAAACAGAAAGAGTGATGAGAATGAGTACAGTTACTGATGACTACGAGAAATTTAGAAAACATTTTGTAAAAGAAAATCTTGAAATGATTGATAAAGTTAATTTGTTGTTTGAAAAAAAAGATATGGTGAATCATCCAGAACATTATCAAGGAGTATATGGTTTAGAGGCTAAAGAAGTTATGAGAAATTTCATTTCAAAATATCAAAATGCCTATGTTGGCGCAATGGTATGTAGTGTTTTGAAATACATTTTAAGAGCGCCATCAAAAGGAAAGCAATTGGAAGATTTAAAAAAAGCACGCAAACATCTTGAATTTGCAATTGAAGAATTGGAGAAGTTAAATGAAGTACAACAAAAAGCTAAAGCGTAGTTTAGAGAAGACACCGAAATTTTCACAAACAATGAAACGATACAAGTCGAACAAGACAGTATCATTTTTGATGGCAGCAGTTTTAAAAGTCTTGAGAGATGAACATGGATTTGGAGCTGCACGATTACAGAAATTCAGTACTGATGTTCTGAAACAACTTGAAATGCAATCTGAAGGGTACGTAACCTATAAAGATATTCTGGATATGATTGCTGAAGAAACTGGTTTCGATGTACGGGAGGAAGAAGTGGATGAGTGAAGATGTTGAAAAAAATATAACGAAAAATATTTGCGAGTTACAAATAGACGGATCTATTTGGTGGCACACAAGAACTCATAACAACGAACTAGATATAAAAATATTTAATCAAGGTAATCAATTCAACTCAGTGGAAGCAGCAGAAAAAGAACGAGATAGGAGAAATTTGCTAGCTAGAGTTAACAGATTTAGAGATGAAAAAAACGATGGTTGGATTCCTAACTGGAATAGATGGCAGGAGTTGAAATTCTGTATTTACTGGAGTAACGAAACTCTTATTGCAAGACCTGTCGATACTATGCTGGGATTCAATGTGTTTGGGTATTTCAAAGATCGTGAGGATTGTTTGGAAGCAATTGGTAGGTTTGGTCATGAGATTTATAAATTGTATGTTGAGGAGTGAATGCTATGAGTAGAATTACAGAATTAAAAAAAGAAGTCAAAGAACTAGAAGCTTCAATCAATGAGTTACAAGAAGAATATGAGAAGAAATTTATAGAGTTACACGAACAAGAAGAGATTGAGAATGAAAAAGATCTTGAATTCACGTTCCCATTCGTCATTAATGAAGAGTATTTTGAATTGCAACCAGAGGGAATTATTCAGATCGGTCATTGGAACAATGTCTTAGCACAACAAGCAGCATATGTTCAATGTAATATCTTCAAACAAAAAGAAAAAGCTTACTTAGAAAAACGGAAACGAGAGTTGCTAATGAGATTGAAACAATTCCGTGACAAACGCAATGATGATTGGAAACCAGATTTTAATAACTTTTGTGAAGATAAGTATTATATTTTATTTAATCACAGGAAAGAGCTTAATGCTGAGTGGACAGGTTGTTCAAACCAATTCAATCAATTTGGCTATTTCAAGAATCAAACCGATTGTGAGCGTGCTATTGAGTTGTTTGGCGATGAGATTAAACGACTATTTGTGGAGGCAGAATATGAATAAAAAAGTAATATTATTGTTAACATTATTAACAATTTTGCTTGCATCTTGTAGAGAAGCGGATAAAGTTTCCCATAACATTTCAAAAGAGGCAGACAATTTTAATGTTGTTAGACGTGTTGCAGTTATTAATACACGGACGGATAAAGTGGAATTTGAAGTGATTGGTAGAATTTCAATTTACGACAATACCAGTAGTAAAGAGTCAACGAGTACGTTAACAGTAGTTGTAGAAACAGATAAAGATAAATACAAGAAACATATTGTTAAATTAACTAATTGGAACATGTATGTTGTGGAAGATTTAGAGGGAGCAACGGTAGATCAATACAAATATGAAATTAATTATATGCCTGAAAGTATACTACCGTTCAAAATTACAGAAAGTAAGTAGGTGGAATAATGATTAGTATAAATGATGTAGATGGCGAATATTTAGCTAATAGTGATTGGATTGATTTGGAATTAACAGAAGATGTGAAAAAACGATGGAACAATATGAGCCGTAAAGAAAGAAGTAATTATTTCGGTTGTAAACATAGTTATTTTAAACCTGATGCAAAAGAAGTGTTAGAAGATATCTATAGAGATTATGAAGAAGTGATTGGTATTGAAGATGGTATTGAACGACTTTGGAATGATACGACAGATGATTTTGTGATGAGATTTCAATCTATGCTAGATGAGATTTCTAATTTCTCACAAGCGGAGTATTTTACAATTACTGATAAAATCGATCCAACGATTGATTTGGAAGAGGTGGAATAATGATAATAGTATACAGCAGACCAGATTGTATGCCGTGTAAATTCACAAAGCAATTTCTAACAGAACACAACATTCCATTCAACAATGTAGATGTATCTGAAGAACCAGAAGCACTAGAGGTTTTGAAACAACATGGATTTTTTACATTACCAGTTGTGGCTATCAATCAGAGTTTTGATTTTGCTTTCTGTGGATTTCAACCAGATAAGCTAAACGATTTATTAAAGTAGGATTTTGAAGGAGGAACTACATGGATAATTTTGAATTATTGGATATTCCAGAATTTGATTATATGAATACAAAAAGAGAAGTGTATAAGGTTATTGCTACGTACAAACGAGCAATGAATAAACTATATTTGAATTCGTATCCTAAGATCACACCAAGCTACAGCATAGTTCCTCCATCAAATACAAACCAGTTTCATTCTAGTACAGAAAGAGCTGCATTGTACTCAATGGAAAATGGATCTAAGTTTGCTAAGTTCGTTGAATATGTCGATAATGCGGTGAACTCATTGAGTGAGAAATATAGAGTAATTGTAATTCGTTGTTTTTTTAAAAATGAATCAGATACAAAAGTTGGAATGGATTTAAACTACAGTGAATCATCAATAAGAGATTTAAGAAGAGAAGCACTAGAGCTTTTCTCATATGCTTTGAAAGTGGATAAACATAAATAAAAATGTATTTTTCACTGTAGAATTTCAAACAAAATGATTGTAGTTTTTAAGTTTTCAAAAAATATAAAATGTGTATTGTAGAGTTGCTGTAGAAAATTGTAATCTCCAAATTATTAAAATACTTTAACTCTACATACAGAAATCAAATTCAGAAAGCCATACTTCTGAATTTGATTTGTGTATTTAACGCATGAGATACACAACGACGTACATCGACAATCGAACGGAATTGTCAAACCTCCTTTGTATTTTCCTCTCCAATTAATTTGGGGAGGTTTTTAATTATTAGAAAGAAGGAATACATATGAATTTTGTTGAACCAATAAGAGATTTAGACGATATCCAAGCAATGAAAGATTACTTAAGAGAATGGAACGAGCGTAACTATATGCTTTTTGTATTTGGAATCAATCTTGGATTACGTATCAGCGACATCATTAAATTAAAAGTAAAAGATGTTCATGGGCAATACGTAAATATTCGAGAGATGAAAACCGGAAAAATCATCAAACGTAAAATGAATAAATCTCTAAGAAAAGAAGTACAAGAGTATATTCAAGATATGAACCCTCATGACTATCTATTTAGAAGTAGAAAAGGGAAGAATAAACCAATAACAAGAGAAGCTGCATACTATATTCTTAAAGTAGCTGCTGAAGATATCGGAGTAGAAAATGTTGGAACTCACACAATGAGAAAAACATTTGGGTATCATCAATACAAAAACAAAAAAGATGTAGCAATGTTGATGACATTATTCAACCACGCAAGTCCAGATATTACATTAAGATACATTGGGATTCAACAAGATCAACAGGATAAATCAATGGATGATTTCTACTTATAGAGATTTAATTTAACATATTGAGAAAATGTAAATTCAAAATCAAGAAAGCTTAAAAACATTATTAAATAAAGGAAAAGTGGGAATCATTGAATTTAACACAATATAAGATATGAGAAATTCACCCCCCTCCCTTATTTGAATAAAAAGGGGTAAAAAAAGCACCCCCACACTCAATAAAAACCACCACTATATCAATAAAAAAATACCCATATACCAATAAAAAAAATACCCCTATACCAATAAAAAACACCTACCCATCAATAAAACTATCATGATTAAATTAGACGATGGAAACTAAAAAAAGGAAGAGGTATTTAAAATTTAAAAGGAGAAGATAATATGGCACGACCAGATAGAATCGGACCGCATAGAGTAGCTTTTGAAAAGAATAAAAAGAGAATACTTAAGACACAAAATATTTGTGGCATCTGTGGGAAGCCAGTCGATACTAAACTAAAGTATCCTCATCCACTATCACCAGTGATAGACCATGTAATTCCAATTAATAAAGGTGGTCATCCAAGCGACATAGAAAACCTTCAACTTGCTCATTGGACTTGTAACAGAGAAAAAAGCGATAAGTTATTTAACGAAGCAAAAGAAAGTAAAAACATAATCGGAAGTAGAAATCTTCCTCAAACAATTGATTGGGGACGGTATCGTTCCAAAAGGTAGGGGGGTAGGCACCTCCCCTTGCCTAAAGC